CTATTATTTACTTTAATTAATGCCATTATGGTTTCTCCGGCCATGTAACATCATCAAGTGATGTTGCATCATCTGTTATATCTCTTAATGCTTGTCTGTATGTTTTCATTGCAGTAGGAATGTTTGTTCCTAGTTCTTTGTGCATAGTGACAACCCAATCTGTTTCTGCGAGTTTTTGGTTACGAACTTCTCTCACAAGATTTAGAGGTTCAGCAGCAACAAGTTCATCATACTTTGCTTTAACTGCTGATTCTGTAGGAACAGTTCTTTCATCTTTCCATTCTAATCCATCAAAATTTTCACGAATGATATATTGTGCATTAGGTACTAAAGCATGAAGTGCCTGCATTATAATTTCTATTTTATCCATTTAGAAGCTCCTCGCAGTAATAGTTGTACCACTAGTAGTTGTTTCTGCAATCTTTACTGCATGAGCACCAGGCTGTCCATTTGCATCATTATTGTTTAATGCTTGACCATCACCAGCTGACGGTTGGACAATAAGATAAACTCTATCACCACTTGTTAGTCCAGTTGGAACATCAATTATCCATGATGGAGTAAGAAGAAGATTACCAAAAGAATTCACTGTAACTCTTTCCAGCATCATCCTTACAGCGGTATTGGCACCACCACCAGCACGATAGATTTCACCAGTTAGGGAGTTATCGGTTGTAGATAGAAACGCCTTTTGAAAGTATGCATTACTACCCCAACGAATTCTAAGTTGTGCTTCATATTTCCATATGCCGGGGCCTGGGATATCAAGATAACCTAAAGTTACATTAGAACCACCAGTTGTATAACCAACTGCACTGAAACTTCTAGCAACCACATGACTACTTAAAGTTTCATGTCCAGTTGCAATTTTACCAGTAAGGTTAATACCAGTTCCTAGTTCTGTGGTATTTACAGCAGCTGCACCAATCTTTGCATTTGTAATTGCATCATTAGCAATCTTTGCAGTAGTAACTGCGTTAGCAGCAATCTTTGCACTAGTAACAGCGTCAGTAGCAATCTTTGCAGTAGAAACTGTTCCATCAGTTGGTGTTCCAACATTAAGAACATCTCCAAGTGCCATGATAAAGTCGATGTTATCAGAACTTGTTAGAGCAGAAGCGAAGGTGATTGTTGAACCACTAACTGTGAATGAATCTTGTGGAGCCTGCATAACACCATTAAGTGAAACCAGTAGATGGTTCGCACTAGCAGGAGAGTATGCACCACCGTTTAACAGTAGATTATACGTTGCAGTAGCAGATGCTGTAATAGCATCTAACTTAGAGTATGCACCTGTAATCGGTTGTTGTCCTATGAATGGCATATTATTGTTTCCTAATCTCGTTCATACTATTTAGTCTGATTCTTTTCATAATTTTATTCATACTGTTTAAGTTCCTATTAATATTCCATGAAAATAACCATGACGAGAAACTAATATTCCACCGCCAGATACAACTGAATTGACTGCTACAGCTGGTCTAACGTGTTGTCCTTCAAATAATTTAATAGTTACTGTGCTTCCAAAAGCAGAAACTTGGGCGTTAGCAGTGTCAGAACGAGTAAATCCTCTTGTTCCATGACCTGTATTATCAGTAAAAGCAGTGTGCTGTTCATCCCAAGGCCTCGCACCAGCAATATCACTAAAAGTATCATTTACATCTGTTATATAATATGTAGTATCAACATGAGCAGCAGTACCACCAGACATTAACATAGAAGTACTAAATTCATAAACTCCTGTAACTGGTATTTGATATTTAGAACCGCCTCTTGTCGTACTAGTTGTAAATCCTGTGGTGTTTACGCCGTGTACAGCAGAAAAAAATGGACAGCAAAAAACACCATCGGAGTTAAAGGAAGTTGGACTGCTTGTAGACCAATTATGACTCATTGTGCTAGGACTTCTATTTGGGTTGACAGCTTCAAAATGAGGTCTAGCAACATAAGTTCCATCATTTCTCTTAAAGAGTTGACTGCCAGTTGAATCCAATCCAAGTGGCGCAGTATACATACTATTTGATATTTTACTTAATGCCATTATGGTTTCTCCGGCCAAGTGACATCATCAAGTGATGTAGCACTATCTGTTATATCTCTTAATGCTTGTCTGTATGTTTTCCAAGCATCACTCATGGTTACATCAGAGTTTGCCATCCAATCAGATTCAACAATCATTTCATTTCTTGTTTTTCTAAGAAGTTCTAAAGGTTCTGCATCATTTAATTCTTTTAATTTATCAGAAACTTGTTTCCACGTTACACCAAAATCGGATGGGTCAGTAGAAACGATTGCCATACCTTCACTATCTGCACCAGTGACTTTAGAAAAAGCACTATTGAATTCTGATTCTGTTGATGGTTCACCGTTTAGTGCCCAACCATCAATTCCAAGTTTTACTATTGCATCTGCTATGGTTGCCATTATTTTTTCCTATGTTGCTATTTCTGTTAGAACAACAGTACTAACACCTGTAAATCTATTATTATCCGATACTTGAGCCGGTCGATTTAGATAGCTTGTTCTAGAAGCGTTATTGTGTCCGTAGGACGTTGCCAACCTTACAAAAATTTTATTTGTGGACTCTCCACTTACATCTAATAGTGTTGTATAAGAAATGGATTCTGTATCATACTGTCCTCTTGAACCTTGTTTTGATGTTCCAAAGTGTGCCAAACAACCAGCATTCTGGATACCTGTAACAGCAATACCTTGTGGTTGAACAACACTATAACCAGAACCAGCAGGAGCATACTGACATATGAAACTACTCCAAGTGTCATCTGGCTGACCACAACATATTGTATAATGAACTAAGATTTTAGAAGTATTACTTATTCTATCTATAAAAACACTACCATCCCCCAAAGTGCCAGGAACAGAAAGTATGGTACTCCTTCCCTGACCTGACCAACTTCTGTGTTGATTATCATCAAATGACACCATTTGTATAGGAGTTCCAGCAGGCATTCTGCCAGTAGGAACTGTTCCAGTTGTGAGTTTGGTTGCAGAAACACCAGAAGCAATCTTTGCATTCGTAACTGCATTAGTAGCAATCTTTCCAGAACTAATTGTTCCATCAGCAGGAACGACTGAGTTCTCTTCTAGTCCTTTGAATACGACATAGAAGTTAATTCCGTTTGATGGGGCAGCAGACATTGTAAGAGTTGTTCCGTTAACGGTATAAGCCTCAGTAGGTTCTTGGCGAACATTACCTACGAATACTTCAATATCGTTTGGGGAAGCAACTGCACTACTTAATGTGAATGCTGTTGTACTACCGTTTGCAGTAAAGTCTTGTTTAGTTCTTGTAGAAAAACTAGCATTTGGTGTACTTCCAAGATACGGCATAGATTACTCCCCTTATGCTTTTTCCATGAAACCAAGAACGACATCTAGTGCCGAACCAGTTCCTGCTTTTACTTTGAGAATATCTGCTGCCTCTAAGATATACTTTTGACCAGCAAGTGTTTCTAGTGTTGTATTTGCTGGGATGGATACACCATCTAGTAACTGAAAGTCTGCCGATGCAGAACTATCTCTGAATTGTACTTGGACTGTAACTGCACTCGTTGTCTTGTTTGCAATTGCAAGTCCTAAAATAACTGTTTGTGTTGCTGAAGGGGCAGTGTATAAAGTTTGATAAGAACTATTACTTACGTTTGCCAATGCAGCATTCTTAAATGTGTTCGCCATGTTTTTTTCCTATATTATCCTAAAGCAATCGCAAGAGCAGTTGCATCATCTTCTGGGTCAAAGTTTAGTTTTGCCTTTGTGACATTACCGTCTGCAATCTTAGCAGTTAATATTGCTCCATCTGCAACACTATTTAGTGTGTTCACACCATTCAATTGAATACATTGAATGTTATTTGTTCCAGCAGGTGGAGCAGAAGTAAATGTTAATGTTGCACCAACAACTGTGTATGCATATGAAGAACCATATCTTTGATATACATTATCTACAAATACAGCAAAGTTTGCAGCATTATTTGCAGAAGGTGTTCTTGTCAACGTAAATGTTGTTGCAGAACCAGTTCCGTTGAACTCGTTGATATGAGTTTCTGAAGTTGCAGAAGTTGGAGTAAGAACTTCATTACCAAGATAGACAATAGAAATTCTACCATTATTATCTGGTGCTTCTGAGAATGTAATCTTTGGTTGACCAGAACTGATTGAAGTAGAATATGAATATTCTGGTTCTTGCACGACACCATCAAGTACTACCAACAATGAAGTTGGTACTGCCATATGGTCTAGATTGAAGGTGGTTAGTGTACCATCACCTGTCAATACCTGTCTGTCGAATACACCGTAACTTGGTGCTGCTCCTATATATGCCATTTAGTTTCTACCTTTATTTTTCATACTCTTATTTATTATGCCTCATAATATGTTCTAAGCAATGTTATTTCAAAATATACATTGGCATTCTGACCACCATAACATACAAGACCAAGATACCAATCACCTCTTGCAATTGTTGGCAAGGTAAGTACCGTGTCAGAACCAGAGAAACCAACAGCGCCAGTCCATCCAGTGCCAGGATATGTTGCGCCAGAGGCATAAGCATAACTTCCAGCACTGAAAGTAGTGGATGATAAAATTAAGTATCCTGTACCAGTCATACTAGGGGTTTTAATCTGCATTTTATTGTGTGTCGATGGAATGGTAACTTTAGGTGTAGTTCTAATCGCTTGTGTAATACCGTAACCTGTTCCTGCTGAACCATTCAAGTCTGACATAATTCTTGTTGTGTTTGCATTAGATGAACCATTTGAGTTATGATGCCAACCATACGATGTCCATTGTTGATTCCATACTGTGGTATCTGATGTACCACTTCCACCTTCTCCAGAACCTCTGAATATATAATTAACTGGATGGGCGGCAATTCCCCCAATATTAAAATTTCGTGTTGTTAAGTTTGTTCCATCTGATGCACCAAGTGTAAAGTTAAATGTTGTATCACTTGATAGTGCAGGCATTGTACCAGCAATTGCACCTGTGCCAGAGTTAAGTGTAAATCCAAGTTTACCAGAACCACTTCCAGTTAGAACATCTGTTCCACTTTCCGAATAAACAATAGTAGTACCATCTGGGTCAGACGCAGCAACTGAGGAAGAGAAAGCAGCATTTTGCACAGTAGTAGCACCAATCTGACCAGCAGCAGTACTCCATGTTGGAGTTCCACCAGCGTCTAGAATAGATTCCATTGCAGCAATTGTACCATCTGGATTTGTTACCTTGATTGACCAAGGTTCTCCAGCGACTGCGAGTGTTGG